CTCTTGGATACTCTCTTTCTTCTATAAAATCTCTATATTGTTCTATTAGCTCTTGTTGCTCTAGTCCTCTTCCAAGTGCGCCGAATTGGCCGAGCTGTTGCTGTGCTCCTGTTAAAGCCTGGAGTTGTCCACCTGCCGCTGCAAGTTGTGCTTGTCGATCAGCTTGAAATCTTTGGGCTCCGGATTCGAAGCCCGCCTGACGCAACCTGGCACTTGTGTCAGCGACCGTATCGAGGTACCTCTCTCCCGCAAGCGCACGTTCGACGCCGTGTCTTGCACCACCAAAGGCGCCAGCCCCTACAGCACCGACGTTAATTCCACGAACATTTTTTTGGTACTGCTCCTCGAGGTCTCCTAAAGCTCCTGAGATAACTGTATTAGAATACGGATTCATATAATTTTGTGCCGTAGCCGTATCGAATGTTTGTGCTCCTATATTCGCAAGTTGACCTGCTTGAGGATATATTTCGCCTGCAATAATTCCGCCTGCTGCTTGTTCTGCTGTCGAGAGAGGTGCGATCCTATCACCTGTATAAGCTTCATAAGGAACTTTATATTCAGCTTGTGTTCGACCTAAAAGTTCTTTTTGAAACTCCTTCATATATTCAGGGATATCATATGATGTCGATGATTGCTGTGGTGCTTGAACGACTGTTGTGCTTCCCTTAAATAAAAAACCCATATATTCCTCCTAGTGGCTTAAATCCTAATTTAATAAATAACTTATGCTTTCTTTCAACGTCCTTTCCTTGAAAGATTTCGAGTAATAGTGTTTTCTTGATTGATTTTGCATATTCTTTTAAAACTATCATCATTGATCTTACAACCTTAAAATTCCTACATTTTGGCAATACGTGAATCCACAGCATCCTTAGAAACTTCTTATCCGTGAACCATGTATCGTCGATCGTTGCTCCTAGCGTACCAACAATCTCATTATTCTTATTTACTACTACTATAACAAAACTATTACGAATGTAAAAGAGAATATTGTCAAGTAATTTCTTATTATTGGCAGAACCAAAATTATGAGGACTTTCTGGAAGCCAAGTCTTTAATACTTCTCTAATATCCACACTGTCTTTTAAAGTCGCTTTTCGTATACTATATTTACCTTCTTCCATCAGGCCTTATATTAATTCTCATGGTTCCTAGTCTCCAATTATCACCTAATTCTGAGTTTGCAACTTTAAGAGAGATTTGTCTTCCTCGAGCCCTAAGATTTAAATAAGTAGTAGTACTACTAACATTCTGTGTTGGTTTGGCAGTTTTAGTGTTACCTGGATAATCTCGAACTGATATTGTAATTTGTGCATTTCCTATTAGATTTTGAAAATCGGGTATAAATTTATTAACGAAACTAAAGTCTTCTCCACTAGCAATATCGCCGTCCCCTGATTCAATATACGCTGCTAAAGCAACTCCATTGGCGTCATAGCCCTCCTCCTGGTTATAGAGTACCGTTCGACCAGCGGTTAGGCCGTAGATCGTTGTTATTGTATTGGCAGTCGTAGCTGCTGTATACTCAGAAGCTATTGGATTTGGATAAACCCCATTATCCATCCAGGAACCTCTTTCAAGATTTCCTATATACCATACCTTCTCAGCATAATTATAGATTACATATCGATCAATTTGATTTACAGATGATGAACAATAATACCAGATAATTTCATTAAATTGGGAATTATGTCCTGCATAGACTTGAGAATATTGAACTTTATTTATATCATCGAAGACATAATTTTTAACACTACAAGGAATCTCTTGAACTGATCCAGCGTACGCGAAGAACTTACCATCACCCATCCAATATGCAATATCTTCTACTAGAATACCAGAATTTAAGCCTACTATACCACAATCAGAACCTAGTTTTTTAAAACCAAAAGTAAAAGGTGCCCCAATGAATTGCATAGAGAATATAGTAGTATCAGTCCATACTAATGTTTCTGCCCTTCCTGCTTTAGACGCCCGTATCTCTGATCCAGCAGCTAGACGTTGTGAACCTGAAGTATTAATAGCATTTGCTGTGAATTCATCATAGTTCTCTTGATCACTCCAACGTATAAACATTTTATCTTGGGTTGCTGGATCTCCAATAGTTGTCTCTGTTCCTAAACAAACTAGATGTCGTGATTCGGGGGTAACAAGAGAAAGAATAGTTGTAGTTGGAGCATTAGCAATTATTGTAGCTCTATTCGTAGTCATACCAGCTGATGTATCCCATACATAGGTCGAGCCATTTCGCTTGGTTATAATTAAGTCTTCTCCCCAATTATCTATACTCCATTGAGCTAAGTCTAGATCGATTTCAAATGTCGTACGAGTTGTACCCCATGTTGATAAACTCCATGTCGCTGCACTCCAACCATATCCAGAGGTTTGAATTTCTGGACCAATATTTAATTGATAAGTAGCAGTACAATTAGCTGTATCAGTAACTGCTGATGTTGCAGCATTTCCTGTTGTTTCAATAGTATAACTAGAAGTATTAGCCACTGCTATTATTTCAAATTCATTATCTAATGCTGTATTAGCAATTCCACCTACAGTAGCTGCACTGGTGGCTGTAATAGTAACAAAATCACCTATATCAGCACCATGAGCTGCGTGAGTAATCTCTACATTTACAGAGGTGTTTGTAGTGGTAAAAACATCAGTAATATTGGCAGTTAATCGAATAGGAGTAATATCTTGAGTTAATCCTCCTCGATAAACATAAATTTTTTTATTTGTTCCAAGAGATGAATATCTAAAACCATCTAGATCAAACCAATTAAATAATGCTCTTCCCGTACCTAAGTAATAGTCAGCAGATAAAGGTTCCCATCCTCCGATCTTTTGAGGTAAACCCCAACGAAAACGTACTTTATCACAATCGATCCATTTACCTTCAGCGGCGGTAGGTGTATTTTCTTTATCTATTCCTGGTGTTATCTGTAACTGTGTTAGAGGCATAGTATTCCTTTTTATACATTATATATTAATATAAAAAAATATAAAGTATCAATTTATTTAGATTTATAAGAGAATCAACCTCTTGTGGTGGCTGGTAGTCCTAACATAACACGTTTATCGAATGTATTCAACTTAGCTTCAGGCTTAGAAGCATCATTATAATGTAAAAAAACTTGAGCGCAAGTCTTTCCTTTAAAACGAGTTCGCCAATGCTCTAAATCGCATCCTCTATAGATCATCATGTCTCCTACATTTAAATTAACAGAAACACCTTTAGGAGGATTCTTTTTTAAAATAACCTTATTATTAGATAAAGCTTTAACTACTCCAGATTTACCTGTTGGATCAATAAAGATAGGCCATTTATCTCCTCCTAAATGAATAGTAGTAGAGACCTCACAACTATGACGATCTTTATGTCGTACGAGAACATCACCTTTTTTATAAATCCTAGCATAAGAGTAAGTTGGTATTAAAGATAGACCTGTAAGTTTAGAAGTAAGAGGCAACATCTTCATTAATAAAGTATCCATCACTTGATTACCATAATGGGCATAAGTGCGTGGAACTTGTGAGTCTTGCCATGAACCAAATAAAGGATTTCCTTCTCTAATTATTCTGTTGTGTATCATATAAAAAGTAACGTCCCTATGCATTAAGAAATAATTAAAAATAAAATTAGCCAGTTCAAATGAAACGGCATTTTTAACTAATTCGTATTTTTTATTTTTAAAACTCATGATTGAATAAAATTAAATGAGACGGAAATGCGCCACCCACTTTTACCTTTTTCTTGGGTATTATTTACATCTACAGAATGACTTAAAAAACTAGGGAACATAAGAAGTCTTCCCGCTATTGGGATATAATCAATATTTCGTAATAAACGTTGAGGAAGCTTATTACGAGGAAGCTGTTTAGGCATTGTCATCGTATAACCTGCGCGTGGATCTTCAATAGTTAAAGTGCCACAATCTTTAGGAGTCTTAATAAAATAAACCCCTGACCAATGGGAATTAGGGTGAAGGTGGTCTTTATTAAAGCATCCTTGATAATTAATATTGGCCCACATATTTCCTAAAAAAGTTGGAGAGATGTATGCTTCTTCAACGCATACTAGCTTTTGCATTTTACTAATTTCTTTTACCAGAGGTTCGTATTCTTTTTTAATGTGCATATCGACAGGACTATGCCACCCTCCTCGATTAGTTTTTTGTATGCCTTTATCTTTTTTCGCCCATCGCTCGATATGTTTAATAAGATGCTTATTAAGTTTATCCGCGTTAGGGACATCATACCAATATACTGGAGTAGGAAAAAATAAATCCAGGTTCATTTGAAAGAAGGCCCTCCAAACCACATGACTAAAGATTTACGAACTCCTTTAGTTACAGGTTTAACTCGATGACGAATAAAACTTGCAAAAAATATAGCGTAGCCTTGTTGGAGTTTAGCTCTTTTTTTATCTTCTACTAATTCTAACTCTCCCCCCTTAAAATCTTTGGGATCACTTAATAATAAAGTCATAGAGATTTTCCTGACAGACGGCATATAAGACATGTCATAATCAGAATCACTATGCCATTCATAAAAACCACCTTTAGGATATTCTGTATATTGCGCCTGTTCACCGATCTGCATTCCATCAAAACCAAAATGATTCGCATTAAGAGTCAACATCCATCTTTCTACGGTTTCATACATAGGTTTTCCTATATCAAAAGGAATCCAGCTAATTGTAGTAACACGTTTCTTTTTATCGACCCCTCCTATTTTTCGTTTAGCTACGGGTACTTTATTTCCAAGTCCAACTTCGGCGTCACGATTAGGTTGATTCTGTCCCATCTGAATAACTTCCTGACATTGTTGTGGAGTTAACACAGGGTTATTGGTTTGGATAATATGTGATTTCCAACGAGGTTCTAAAATAATAGCCATAGTTATTCTAAAGACCTCCCAAAGAGCATCGTGTAACTTACTTTTTGATTTTCAATTCCTTCTTTCATATCTGTTTCGTCAGAAGCATGGAACAAAGCTCCATCAAAAAATACGGCTCTGTTATATTTATATTTAATATTAAAAGGTTTTTTATTTTTAGTTTTTATATATCTTGAAACTAATTCTGGGGAAGTATTCCATTTCTTTCTCGTCCAATTTTTAGGGGGTTTAATATTAAAAATATTTAAACCATTTAATTGGGGGTTATTAATGGATTTATTTGGTGTTACCCAAATATTTATATTAACTTGAGAAGGGTCTGCATGAAGTTTTACTCCCGCTCCCTTATTATCATAAATAAAAGCCGACGCTCTTACAAAAGAGTTTTTAAGGCATGGTTTGTTTTCTTCTAGTTCTGTAGCAAGTT